TGGGTGTTATTATATTTGGTGGCTTGTGTGCCATTGTTGTTACTAGGAACATCACACGAAATGCACCAATCTCTCAAAAAATTAAAAGACAATATGATGCTTACATTGCAGAATTGGAAACAACCAATAAACGCTTAACTGGCAGAGTCAACCAGGCTAAAAAAACCATATCTGTTACTGCAGACGAAGCAGCAGATCCTTTTAGTGCAATAGCGAGTGTCATAGACCAGATAGCTCCACAACTACCTGCATCAATAAGACCACTTTTAAAGAATAAAAATGCTATATCATTTATCGAAAATTATGTTAAGTCCAACCCAGATGCAATTAAATCAATTGTGGAAAAATTCACAAGCAAACAAGGGAACAATACTCAACCCGAGAAAGCAGTTGACCAATCAACCTTGTAAAACTTGTGAAGATACAGAATTTCCTTATTTACCAACAGGCCAAGTAATTACTAATGATGTTGGAGCTAGCGGTATTGAGAAATTTATGCTGCATGATTGTCCAACTTGTAAAGGGGAAAAATATATTTACTCAAGAGGTAATTAAAAAACATGGTTACAGGTATTATTAAAAAAATTATTCCCATTGCAATTGCAGGACTTGGAATATTTGCATTAGCTAATATTGTGTCCAGGCCACAAATGGCAGCACAATCAGCCAGTGCATTAGGTCAAACTTTGGGTGCTTTTGGTACTGGATTAGGGTCTATAGGTCAAGGTGCATCTCAATTTTTAGGTGGAATCGGTACAGGTTCAGCAAAATTATTAGACCCGTTATTTTCATTAAAAACTTTAATTTATGGCGATTCAGCACAAGCAGTCTTAGCAGAACAAGCTGCAACTGCAAGCAATGAAACCGTATTAGACCCAGTGGTTAATAGTGCATCAGATCAACCTGGTGTTACCCCATCAGCTCCTGCAGGTGCGACTTTTGCTTTTCCAGACGGTTCTATTGCAGAACCAGGTGGATATTCTGCATGGTCTGTAAATGAAGGTAGATATAGATACGCTAATCCAGACGGCACCACGCCTTTCCCATCTTCAAGAGTAGCAACTGCACAGGAAAAATCATTATTATCAAGTTTAACAGGTGGATTACTTGGCTAGAAAAAAAGCAAGAAGCGCCAAACAAAAGGCTAATGATAAAAGATTAGGTAAAATGGCTAAAAAAAGATCATCTACAAAAAAAGGTGGTAAACGAAAAACTGCCAGGAGAGCATACACAGGTCTTAAACGAAAAGCTAATAAAGTCAAGCGTAGAAGTAAATCCGTGAAAGGATTAAAATCTATTACATCTTCTAGTACACTTAAAAAAGTAGTACTAGGTGTTGGCGGTGCAGCAATTGCAACCGCAGTAATAGGTATGATAGCCCCACAATCTTCAATTGGTCGTTATGCAGGTCCTATCGGCGGGTATGCTATGGGAGGTATAGAAGGTGTATTGGGATCAATGGCTCTCTCAATGTTTTCAAGACCTATAGGTGGAAACAGTAATGTAGCCCCAGTAATGGAGGTACTATAGATATGGCAGTTCCAATAATGAGACAATACACAAGAGCAGCTCCTGCAGCAGCAATCAATGTTTTCGCATTGGCAACAGATGATGTCACAGGTTTATCAGTACAACAATTAAACAAAGATAATTCAATTATAGATTTTGTAAATGCAGTTCAACCATTAACAACAGTTCAATTTCAAACTAGACTTTTCATTAATAATTTAGAAGCAGGACCAACTTTCTTTAGTTCAAACTCTGACCCAGCTTCTGCAGGTCGAACCGTACCAGGCCCATTAAACATTGCAGTTGGTGGTGCATCAGGTGGAAAACAATTAAGTTATTCATCAGCACAAACAATACTTGGGGGAGGTCTTCAAGCATACCAATTTATCGTAAAATACGCAAACATGTTCTAGGGGTTTTTAAAAAATGCCTACAGTCATTCAAGGTTTTGAAGTCTTAACAAAACCTGCAGATACACAAATAGAATCATTCCCTATTTTAATTACAATTCCTGCAGCAGCTCCAGGTAATCTAAGAATTATAACATTCCCAACAGAATTTAATGCCATTGCAATAAGTTTGCAAATTGAGAATCAAGATTCCGCTAATCAAGCAAGTTATAGATTAAATTCTTCTACTGATCCTTTAGTTAATTTACCTTCGTCAAGCTTTCGTTCATTTTCAAATATGAATATTGTTTCAGTTACCGTTCAACCAGGAGCTGCAGGTCCTACAATCATATCAGGTCAAATGGCTGCTATGCCAAAATCAAAACCATTGGTGGGTCTTTAATTTGTCTTTTGGTGGTGGAGGAGGAACAACAGGTGTTTCAGCTCACGTTCATTCTAATGCAGTAGGAGAAGGCGGATCATTAAGTACAAGTGACACATTGATAGAAGATTCTAATTTATACGCGAGGATTCTAATAGGTGCATGATGAAATTAAAGAGCGAAAAACCAAAAGAAATTAAATTAAAAATTAATGGTTTAATTGATAATCCAAATTATGAAAAATTAAAATGCAAATGTGATAAAACAGATATTGAAAAAATGCACCCATTGAAAAAATGTTTAAGTTGTTATTGTAATATTGCTTTGAATAGTATGCCACGAAAACCCTTTCAAGTTATTGTTACAGATAGAAAAGGAAAAAAAGAAACTAAAATAATTAAGGAAATTACAATAGATAGAAGTGAAGACGGTTTGCAAATGATAAGAGGTTGGTATTATTAAATGGCTAGTGGAGATGTAGTTAATTGGTGTTCTAATGGTACCACCACATATGTTCCTGCAGTAGGTGTGGAATTAATGATCGTTCAAGCTTTTTTTAATGGTCAAACCATGCAATATGGTATTCAGGACGGAATAGATTGGGCTAGACAATACGTAATTTCTAATGATAATGAGGGGGAATTCTCATCAGCAAAATTTGGCATAACAAACTCGCATTATTATCAATCAGATTCAAAAACTAACACAGGGTTTTCAGCAGTTCAAATAAAATAAAAAAAGGTATGGATAGTATGTCTTTTCACATACTATAGATACTATTGATTAAACCAGGATATTTGGCAAAAGCAGCAGCGGCCTATGCCCTCAATTGAACAGTGGCTGATTCTAAAAATGTGTTTTCTGGAATAGCTCTTACCACTTTTTCTGCAGATTGATTGTCTGATCATTTTTTTTGTTCCATTTCTACATCTAAATTTGTCTTTAAGACGTGAGGAAATAATCCTTGATCGACACATGTTAAAATTATGTATAAGTTACTAATTGCAACTTCACAACTAGTCCTATATTCATCTCCACATGTATTTGGGATTGAATCGACAACATGTCTAATCAATTCTATTGCATCATTACAATCAATCATGCCTCAATTACTTCCTTACACTTTGGACAACGATCAAAAATATCCAAACTTTTTGACAAAATTATTCCACATCTACCACAAAAATTTTTTTCCATTGTATAGGTAGTTGTTCTAATTCGTGCCATAATTTTTCAACAGTTGTTCCATGATCGGCTTTGAGTCGGGGTCATTCATTACAGCTTCAAAACAAGCATCACAATATTGTATAGTTCCAAATACTATACAGTAGCAACGCCTGGTGCATCTGCTGCAAATTTTGTTTTCATAAGTCATTATATTTCTGTTATTTTCTTTTTTTAAAAACCTTGTGGTCAATTTTGTATTTTTTTTCATCACATTCAAATACAACACTAACATTAACATGTTAACAGTCGGACATGTATGTCCTCCTGTAGTCAATTTTGTATTTTTTTTCATTGTTTTTAATGTCCGCACAAAATCACGCACAAAAATAGTGGAGTGGAAACACTGGTGTGTGAGGGTCTATTTAGGACAGATATAGGTAAATATTAAGTAAATGTAGGGTATTATAGTATGTATGAGCAGCTCTTACCCTATATTTTCATGGGTGTTATTATATTTGGTGGCTTGTGTGCCATTGTTGTTACTAGGAACATCACACGAAATGCACCAATCTCTCAAAAAATTAAAAGACAATATGATG